TGCCGTTGTAGTTCGCCCGGAGGCTTTTGCCGTCCTCAGCAATTTTTACCGCAGTGGGCATCATGCCATTCAGGATAGCTCCCGCAAATCTGGCAACACCCTCTCCTGCCATTTCAAATCCGTATTCGGTCTTGGAGTTCTCGTTTACGAATTTTATGCCCTGTCGGGTCATTTTCGTGGAGCCGTTGACCTCGCCTATCTGTACACGGTCAGCCAGAGGGTCATATTCGTTCTCCTGCACACTGTTCCGCCCCATTTCGGCATACAGCCCGAAGTCGGTAATTCTTAGGCGGCAGAAGTTCGTCACAAGCGTTGTTTCACCAAAGGTAATACCCGCCCCGGGGGCAGGATACGCACTTACAAGAGCCTTGCAGCTCCACGCCCTGTAGGACTTGTTCTGTATCGCACCTATGACCGCACCCGCCAGCTCTTCCGAGGCATAGACCGAGCTTATCTTCATCGTGTGATATGCGTCCGTGTCGCCGCCCGAAGCGTATGTCCTGCTGCCGTCGGTCATGATAACGCTGCCGCATACCTTAGTCAGACCGTATTCAATGCTGCTGTACTTGTCAGCCGAAAACAGCGCCGATGAAGCACCGCAGGCAAAGGACAGAAATGTAAGCACCCCGCCCTGTACGAAGAAACAGCCGCAGGCCGCCTCCGCCAGGTCGGAGAGTATTTCCTTGGCAGTCCGCCCGAAGACCTTGTCCTTGGGGCATTTGGTGATCTTTGTGCCGATGATGTCACCTGCAGCGATCTCCGTAAATCCGCATATGCTTTTGATGTTGGCAAGCACGGCGCTTACAGATGCAAATTTGGGCTTGTTTTTCGTATCGGAGCTGTTGTTGCTGCCGCCGCTGCCGTTGCTGCCGCTGTCAGACGAACTATCACCGCCCGAGTTGTCCTCATCCGCCGTGAAATCACTTTCTTCAAGGGTGCATTTGGCAGATGTGAACATCGCCCTGTCATAGCAGGTGAAGCTCAGCCTGCCGCCCGAGGGCTTCCTGCTGCTCACATAGAACACAGGCACCTCAGTCCCGCAGGAAACAAGCACCTCCGCACCATAGGGGAACAGTCCCACAGTGTCATCGTCATAGTCGCAGGCAGGAACATCAAAGGTCAGCTGCTGACTGCAAACGCCCCTTGCACCGTACCCGTCCGCAGTGTATGATATCTGTAAGTTGTTGAAATGCGGCACATCAATGCCGCCTATGCTCAGAGCAAGGCTAAAGGCGGGAGCCGCCCACAGGAGCGGCGCTTTCAAGGGTCAGGGACATATCCCATTCAAGCCCCTTGCCACGGCTCACAGCCTTGTAAGCTGTTTTCTTGAACTGTGCCGACACCGCTGCAGGGGAGGAGTAGGTCACAGGAAATGTCTTTCCGCTGACAGCGCTCGATATCTTAGCCGCCGCAGATGTGGGGACCTTTTTCAGCGTGATGTTCAGCGTAATGATATCCCCTATATAGCCGCCCACAGTGGAGCCGTCATGGTTCTCAAATGCGCTGCTGTCCTTTTTGGGGGCGGAGCTGACGGTAAAATCCGTCACATATCCGTCTGCCCTGACGTTGTTGATAACAAGTTCAAGCATATTATCTTCCTTTCTGCACATTGACGCTCTGGGTGTAGTCCAGCGAATATTCACCGCACACCTTGCTGTCAAGGGTGAGGTCTCCGCCTGTGACCTCCACATTCACATTTACATTTTGGTTTCCGCTGTTTTCCGCAGCGTTCTTGTATGATACCTCGGTGGCAACAGTGCCGCTCACCTGAGTGAAAGCGGAAATGTTCATCAGCTCGGACAGCTTGCCGCCAAAACCGCTTGCGAACTGCTCCGCAGCTGCCGCACCCGAATCATAGGCGTTCACCCCCATGTCCGTGAGAGCCGCCGCAAAGGCGTTCTGCATATTTTCGGCGTCCTTGGCGTAAAGGTCGGCGGACAGATCATCTGCTATCTGCTCCTTGCGTTTATACAGCTCGATGACCTTTTGGCGCTCTTCTTCACTCATACCCGCAAGGTATTCTGCCATCTTGGCACCGTCCTCGGCGGACATACTGTTCAGCTCTTCGAGGAGAGCAGCACTTGCTCCGTCCTCTTTCAGAGCCTTGATGTCAGCGTGATATTTCTCCATGGCGGCTATCTGCTTTTCAATGTCATTTACCTTGTAGATGGTGGTCTCATTGCCGTCCTCGTCCGTTTCATTTTCAACGGAAAAAACAGAACCGCCCACAGCCATGAGCCGTGAACGGTAGTCGTTCTGAGCGGTGAGCATATCGGAATATTTTTTCTGATAAAGGGCGTTCAGGTCGTCAAGGCTCTCGCCTGCGCTTTTTATCGCCTTGTTCTGGCTGTCCTCCCGGTCGTCCAGAGCTTTTTTCTGCTGCTCCTGCTCATAGGCACGGAGCTTTTCGTAATACCCCCAGTGCTCGGTGTTGCTTTCATCGCCGTATTTTCTCAGCAGTTCAAGCCGCTTTTGATACAGTGCATCTTCATCGGCGATAATGCCCATGGCGTACTCATGGTCAAGCTTCTGCCACTGGTTTTTAAGCTCCTCGTCATTCATCTGCTCGGCAGCGGTCTCGGCGAGGGTACGCTGTTCTGATATTGCTTCGGCAGCAGACTGATTTTCAGCCGCACTGTTTTCCTGAGCTTTTTTCCATTCTTCCGCACGCTTTTTTTCACGCTCCAGAACGGCTTTTGCATTGGCTTCTCTCTCAGCTTCCGCTTCAAGCCATTCTTTGCCGCTCATGTCAGCAGCAGTCATACCAAAATGCTCATTTATTTCCTGCATACCCTTGTCATATGCGTCTGAAACGGCTTTTTGCCCGTCCTCTATCATCTGCACAGTGTCATCAATACCATCACGCATGTAGCCTACCATAGCGGTTGACGCTACATTGTTTATATCTCCGCCGTAAACGTCACCGCCAAGCAGATTATCAATTCCGAGCATTACGTGTTTCTGGGCATTATCAACAGCATCGGAAAGGCTAAGCATCATCTGTTCTGCAGCGGTTGACCAATCGTAATGAATAAGCTCGTCAGCAATGACGGTACAGAAATCGACACCCGCATCTATAAGTATCTCACTTGAATCAACGAGTGCATCAAACAACTTACTCACTATGTCAGGAGCTTTTTCGGCAAGAATGGGTATTGAAGCTGTAATGCCGTTTGCCAAGCCATCGATCAGGCTTGCGGCGGCTTCCGAAAGCTTGTCTGCATTCTCGAGTATTGTCTCTGCAACGGTAAGTGCCGCATCAATGGCGGAGGGAACGAGTGAATCAAGATTATCTGAAATGCCGTCTGCAAGAGCTGTTACGATGTCCGAAGCGCCCTCAGTTATGATGTCTGCGTTGGAGAGGATAGCTTCCGCTATTGATGTGCAAAGCTGTGCTGCCGAGCCTGCAAGGTTCGGTGCTGCAGATACAATTCCTGATATAAGTGTGCCGATTATCTCATCTGCATTTTCAGTCACTATTGGAATAGCTGTGTCGGCAAAGGAGCTTAACGTATTAAGCAATGCCGATACAATGGAATTTGCACCGTCAATTACCGATGGGAGCATCTGTTCAACAGTTTCGGGTATAAGAGGCAGAAGATTTTCGGTAAGCTCTGTAATGCCAGTCGCCATTGTGGGCAGCACTGCCATAATTCTGGGCGCAAGATTATCCGAAACTGTCACAACACTTTCAACCACGTCGTTTAACAGCTTGTCAAAGTCCTGTGTCGGGTCGGACATACCTGTGAGCAGGTTTTGCCATGCCGCCTTTGCCGCTGAAATGGAACCCTGAATGGTGGAGCTTGCTTCCTTGGCGGTAGTGCCTGTTATGTCCATTTCAGTCTGTATCACATGGATAGCATCTACGATGTCAGCAAAACTTGATATATCGTAGGAAACATCAATGCCTTTGCTTTTCTGAAGCTTTTCGGCATCGGCAAGCAGTCTTTCCATTTCGGATTTTGTACCGCCATAGCCGATTTTTAAATTATCGAGCATGGTATAGTTTTGCTTGGAAAATCCGCTGTACGCATTCTTTATTGATTCCAGATCGGAGCCCATTTTGTTTGCGTTATCTGACATATCGCTGAGAGCGGTATTGGCTTTTTCAGCCGCAGCCTCAGTATCATTTCCCATGCTGCTGATAAGAGAAGCGGCAAACCCTGTTACCGTCTCCATGTATTCATTGGCAGACATTCCGACTGTGCGGAATGCTTCTTCCGAGTATCCTTTTATAACATCGGCTGAATCCTTGAACAGAGTTTCAACTCCACCTATAAGCTGCTCGTAGTCTCCGTAGCATTCAATGGCTGATTTTGACAGAGCGGCTATTGCCGCAGTTGCTGCACCTGCTGCCGCAAGGGAGATCTCGCCGATTTTTGCTGCCGCCTGAGTGGACATTTTCAGTATCTCACCACCTGCACCTTGCAGTCCGCTTTTCAGCCCCGCAGTGTCAAGCCGTGTGTTAAAAATAAGGGCGCCGTCATTCAATATCCCTCACCTCCTTATGAATCAAGAAATCTTCTTGCCGCCTCTATCATTCTCAGCTCGTTGGCTGAAACCGGAAGCGCATAGACCTGCTGCATTTTTTCAAGGAACTCCCGCCTGTAGTCGGGCATATCGTCCGAGATGTCAGCCGTCCGCCAGCCGCATATGTCAGTGAAGCGGCAGTCATGCAGCCCCATGAACAGCCCATGGAACTTCCACCAGTGCATTTTTGTCTCCCATAGGTCAATGCCGTATTTTTCATAAAATGCAGCAGCTATCATGGGAAAGTCTGCGTCAAAGCTGTAAGCTCTGCGGCTCGAAAGCATTGTACCACTCTCGCTCGTTTCCTTGGGCGGTTCACCGCATCGGTAGAACCACAGCATAAACATCGCAGCCCGTGAAAGGTCACGGGGCATTACGGGGAAGATGAGCCTCAGGGCAGTTATGACCAGCCTGTCCTCGGGAATGCGGCAGTCGGTGATAAGCTCCTCAAATCTCATCCAGCAGATAAAGTCGGTGCGGAGCGGCAGCTCTGTCACGCCGCCGTCCGTCACCTCAGTGTATTCAGTGGGAAGTCTCTGCGGGAGCATACTTTTTCAGCACCTCTTCCGTCACCTTTGCGGAAGCACGGTTCAGGAACACCCACAGCGCACCTATCTCGTCGGTGTCAAGACTGCCTGCATCGGTCACGCCTGCGTCATCGCCGAAATGCTCATTTACGAACTCATCGCCCAGATAAAGCCTTATGCCCTCCAGCGTAGCCTCTGCCGCCGTTACCGCATCGGGAGCCTTGACTATCTCAGCTGCAATGCGCCTTGTCTCCTGCACGAAATATGCAGTCTTTGTGGGTATCTCAACGCTTTTGCCGTATATGGTAACGGCAGTGGGGTTCCTTTCGTAGTTAAATTCCATGTTATTCCTCCGTATTTACAGCTTTGCTTTCGGAATTGGCAGAAGCAGCTTCGGCAGTATCCGCAGTAAATGTTCCGCCGCCCGATGTGGCAGGAGCAAACTTGCCGATAACAGGGTCGCCCAGACCGTTGAACGCACCCGAAAGCTTCATCTTATTGTTGTTTTCGGAAGTGCCTGAGGGAGCGACCGCACAGGTCTCCATGCGTGCCACATAACCGCCGCCCGAAACAGCGTTGAACTTTTCCACCGTCAGTATCTTTACAAGGCAGTCGCCCAGCACCTTGCGGTTTTTGTATATCTCATACACCTTTTTGATGGTGGGGTCGGAATACATAAGGTCGCACTCAAAGTTGTATGCGGTCTTGTAGCTTGTGGTGTCGGTGCTTTCGGTATCCATGTTGATGTACTTGGTGCTTTCCGTCTGAGCGGAAGTTGCGTCATCGAACTTTGACCAGCCGTAGCCCATTCTTGCCCACTGAGGCGTTTCACCGGAGCCTACGTCCATGTAATGTTCCAGCTGGGTCCTTTTAACTATCGTCTTTTCCATTAACAAACATTCCTTTCTTCAATGTATTCAAGAGTTATGCTCATCTGATACGTGCATTTCTTACCGTCCTTTTCGTACTCGAAAGGCACAGCCCCGTCCATGCGTATATCCTGAGCCGTGCGGTATTCGGGGAGAGCGGGAAGCTCCTGCACGTTCAAAAACCACCTGCGCAGATCGTCCAGAAAAGCACTGGTCTGTATCCTGCGCAGGTCATCGTCCGACAGGCTGCCCAGGAAGAGAGAGGCGTGCATGGCTTTAAGCTCGCTGCCGCAGAGATATGTCTGCAATACCTCAGTGCTGTCCTCCACAATTCCCGCACAGTCGATGTCATCGCTGCGGAAATTCACCTGCATGGTGTAATCCGCCAGCAAAGGGCAGCCGCAGAGGAAGTCCCACAGGGATTCAATAACGGAATCAGCCACGATATCTGCACCCCGCTATCTGAGCAGCCCCTGCAAGGATAGTGTGAACGTGAGCTGCTTTCATTCTCTTGAACCACAGCCGTCCTCTCAGACCGCCTCTTGCCGTGCCGCTTGCCCCATGTCCGCTGTTGCTGTAGTAATTTTTTCGGGCATAGGGAGCGGTATAAACAAGCTCACCTGAGCCTATCACCGTGCCTCTTATGCCTGAGCGGATAAGCTCGCCTGTGTCCTTGGGGGTGTACCTGTCGCAGCGCCTCAGGCATTCGCTGTCTATGAATTTCTGTACAGACCCGCCCTGCGCCAGCCTGTGATTTATGCAGATCTGTTCAGCGCTCATGGGCTTGAAAACTATCATCTTATCACTCCTATCTTACTCCCAGCATTATGTGCCGCATACTTCGGGACCCGAAGTTGTTCACCGTTATGCTGTGTATGTGCAGGCCGCTGTACAGCTCCTTGTCGGTGGGGTCACTCATTTCCCCGAAAAATATGTAGTCGCCTTTTCGGATATCGGCAGCGATGTCGGGGATAAATACCTTGGCAGTGTCGGCGTTTTCCTCGCCGTATTTTTGCACTTCATAGGCTCTGACCTCCTGCCACATGCAGGGGAATGTGCCTGCCTTTAAGACGGCCTTTCCCGCCGTCCTGAAAACGGTGCATATGCCGTTGGTTATCATCACCCACACCCCCTGAACATCAGCTTCACGCCGCCCGCATAAACATTCCCCAGATATATCTTCACCGCATTGTACCCCGCCGAAGATACTTTCGCCTGAGACCTGTCGCCGTAGGTAACGGAATAGCTGCCTATGGTCTCGGACTTCACATCTGCCGCCCTGCCGCATGAATACATATCATCAGCGCAGGCGCAGCAGGCACGGCGTATCTTGCCGCCAATGTTTTCGTCCGCCAGAAGCTCGGGAGTTATCCTGTCGAATGTAACAGCGTCAATATAAGCAGAGGCAGGCTCCGCAAATCTTGCAAAGTCCGCCTCGCTCATGGTGCCGTGAAAAACCTCGCTGTAAAACTTGTAATCAGCGTATGCCATTCTCAGCTCCTTTGCCGACAATCAGGCGTGAGAGCAGTAAATGCCCGCAGCCTTGTTTTCGTAGGCGTCGGTGAGACCGTAAGCACGGTAAGAGAAGATGTATGCGTCCGCATCAGGGTTAGCGTCAGGGGAGATGACCTTGCTTACAGTATGCTTGCCGAACTGGATAACAGCAGGCTTGTGAACTATCATGAAGTTGATAGGCGCACCTCCTGCGGAGGTCTGCTTGTAGTACTTGCTTGCAGCCCAGCCGGGAGCGCTGCTGCCCGTAACAGGGGAGTAAACGCCGTCGGAAACGGTGTAATAATCCTTGTAGTTTGTGCTCCAGTCATCGGGCTGGGAGGTTGTCACCTCATACACCGCCTCGGCTTTCTTGAAGCCGCCTATCTCCTCGCCGGAAGATGTGCCGTTGAGCAGGGATACTGCAGTCCAGAAGCGTGACTGAGGTACCTTGATAATGCCTGCAAAGCCCTCAAGCACACTCTTTGAAACGTAGCTGTAAAGGCTCTGAGCCGCATTGTAAAGGGTGGGGGTAACAAAAAGATATCTGCCGTCCGCAGGAACTTCCGCCTCGTCCAGTACGTTCACGCCCTCACGAACCGAATCCATGAACGCCTCGGCACCGCTGATTGTCTCGGTCTTTGAACCAATGCCGTTGATGGCAGCGTAAGAGGCAAAGCGCACAGCGTCCATTTCGGGAACAGCCTTGGTGCGGATAAATTCGCTTGCCAGCTTGCCGAACGCCAGCCCCGCAGTCTCCTCGTTGTCCATAGCGTCAACGCTGAACTTGCGTCCTCTGTCGTAGTTGAACTTCACGGTCTCGTTGGTGATCTCTACATTGCCCTGAACATAGCCGCCGTTGCGGGAGTAGTCAGCCAGACCGTCCATGCTTATCTTGGGGATAATGATCTCGTTTGCGTTTGCGCCCGTCTGTACAAGGGAGCCGTCCATATCCAGCACGGAAGAGCAGGAAGCAGCCTTGTAAACATCGTCCAGCAGGTCAATGTACTTCTTGAAAAGTGCAATAGCATTTGCCATGTAAATTCCTCCTTTTAGTGTATAAAAATAGCCTCGTTCATCTTAAATCAAAGATAAACAAGGCTCATCTCTTGCTTTGTTCATGCCGTCCTCCTTACTTTGTGAGTTCTCACTTCGTGAGAGGGGGAAGCCCCATAACAGCCCTTGCGGCGCTGTCGTCCGCCTGACCGCCCGAACCGCCGCCTGTGGGGCCCATGTACTTAGGCACAGGCTCGCTTCTCTCGAAAAGGAAGTCGTTTTCCTTGGCGATCTTGTCCAGCTGCTCCGTGAGACCGACTATCTCGTTGCCCGCAAGCTTCAAGCCGTCCATGTTGAGCAGTGCCTTTACGGCAACAGCGTTTCTGGGCTTGCGCTCTGAGAGCTTGCCCTCCAGAATGTGGTCAAACTGCATCTTTTCCAGCTTTGCGGCACTTTCCTTCTGCGCCGCCGCAAGCTTTTCCTTGTAGTCGTCGGCAGTCTTTTTAAGCCCCTCATAGTCCAGCTTGCCGAACTCCTCTATCTGCTTGTTGGCAGCGCTGAGCTGGCTTTTCACGTCCTCATAGTCCCCGAACTTTGCGGAGACTCCGTCGCAGTCCTTCTTGTTTTCGGCAAGTATCTGAGCTGCGTTTTCCTCTGATACTCCGAGCTTTGTAAGAAATTCCTTGGTCATGTTTTTTCCTCCTTGATATAGAATGTTTAACCCCTCGAAATCGAGGGGTTATTTTTTGTTGACTGATATTGCTTAGAAATTACAGTACAACGCCCTCAATTACTGCTCTTGCCTGCAATATAGCGATATAATCTTCCATCGTCCTCACCTGAAACTCATACAGTGATCTGGGACACGTAGGCGTGAAGTTTAGCTCTTCCTTATCCCATTTTTCAAGCATTGCTTTGAGCTTTTCGCAGCGTATCGCAACCTGTCCGTACTCGGCTTTGAACCTGTCTTTGTAATCGGTACTTGCCATAAGCTCGGCTGTGTCTGTCAGCTCCATAGGTCTTACTGTTGTTTCGTTCATAACATCATATCCTTTCATCTTGATATAAAAACAGCGCATATGTTACCGACAAAAATGTCGTAAACATACACGCTTATGTGAGTATAAAAAATTGCCCTACTAAGTAAGGCAATCAGTCGATAAATTCGATTTCTTCAACATCCTCTTGCAGAAATTTATATCCTCCAACACCTATTGCCCAGCAGGCAACTTCATTTGAATCCTCGTCTTCGTGATATCCCATACAGATCCCCTCATATACAGTTCCGTCAGTTGTGGTCACTCTGACCTTCTTTTTTTTATAAAAAGCATCGGCATCATCAACTGCTTTACTCCATTTTTCAAAACTTATCACTTGATTATCACCTCATTAAAACAGGAAAAATGTGCGCACCTTTGTTTTCATCATATTTGATCTGAACTCTGTTAGTAGCCTCATATTTACCTGTTTTTTTATTGTAAGTACGACCGGCTTCAAATGGCAAAGTAATAAACTCATCGGGATACTTGTTATTGCCTCGGAATTCATAATGATCACCCGTTCCCGCATACCTGTTTATTAAATCCTGTGGGTCAAGACCCTTTGCAAGTATGCTTCTGGGGGTTACTTTTCCGCCTGACTGCACAGCTTGCTTGACCTGATTTTTCCAAACCTTGCCGTTTACGTGCTTGGACTGATTTTTGGTATCCACGGAAGTATTGACACTGCCGCTTGCAAGAGCATTTCGGAAGCTGTTGACCTTTAAGCCTATTGTAGCATCTCCATTGCCTAAAGTCAACATTTTTTTGTATTCGGCTGCACTTCTGCTTGCCTGACTGTGACCAAATCCCCCGACCTGCGCCCTCTCATTTCTCACAGAAAGCCCCGCAGCCTTGGAAAATCTTCCGTACTCCTCTTTTTGTCTGCGCAGAAGCACCGACTTTTCCGTGAACCTGTCCTTATCGTCCGTGGCATCAGCCGCAAGTATCTCTCGCTTGGTCTTGCGCATGGAGCGCTCTATAGCCCTCTGCCGTTGGGTCGCCTCGTAATAGGTGTAGGTCTTGCCGTTGTATTCAAAGGGCGGCGGGTCAATGTTTTTAAGCTCCTCTTCCGTGTAGCTGGGCTCGGAAATGCCCTCTATGACAGGGTAAAAGTCATGTCGGCAGTTGGCGCCTTTAAGACCTGTCACCGTGCCGTATCCCGTCACAGCTTTGAGGGAGGGATATTTTTTCGACTTTCCCGAAAGGGAGTACCACTTGCCCTGCCATTCTGCGTGGTCGGGTCTTGCGCCTGCGTGAGCATCGACCTCCACAATGTCCGTGCCAAGCTCCGCCGCATTGTGTTCGGATATTTTTCCCGTCATCTGGGAAAGCCCCGTAAGAACAGCCCTGCGGGCAGCCACATCAGCGTGACACCTTACCCCAGAAGCATAATCCACAAACTGCAGACCGCTCTCTGTAAGCCGCCTCGTGGCGTTCCGTATCGCAGTGTTGTGATCTACAGCACCCGTCATCACCTGCATATACGCATAGTCGAGACAGTCCCTGTAAGCCTCCGCCGCATCGTGAAACCGCACCTGACCGTTTGACCCACGGTAGGAAAATCCCATGGATTGCGTAAAGTTTCGCAATTCTCCCTTGGTCTGGTTCACGCTGGCAGTTACCGCCTGCTGAAAGAAGTCGTTGTATTCATAAGGCGTGTAGCCGACATTCGCCTGCGCATATGCTTTTTTATAAAACTCGTCGGAAGTCTGGGCAGCGTCAAAGAACAAACGGTCAACAGCCTCATCGGAAAGCTCCGAATATTCAGATATCTTCTGCTTGATGTACTCCGTTCCCGCACCCAGCTCACGAAGCCGCAGCACCTGATGCTCCGCACTGTCGGTAAGATACCCCGCCTTTGCTATCCTGCGGCATATGTCGGCGATGATATCCTCCTCAAGCCTGAGAAAAAGCTCCTCCAGCTCCGCAGGCGCACCCTGCAAATAGTCGGGAGTAAGCATTATTCAAAGCTTTCGGGGAGCATTGCCGCCGCCTGCTCCTCCGTCTCGCCGTAGCGCTTCATGCGGTATTCCACGGGAGACATAAGCCCCGCAGAGACTTCCTGGAGCCATATCTTCTGCTCGGTCTCGCTGTCGGTAACAAGGCTGTCGTCAAAGTCGAATGACTGCTCGCACGCCCCTCTGGGGGCAAGCTCATGAATGTCGCAGAGCATATCAAGTACCTGTACAAACTCTGTGAGAGCCTTTCTGACGTTCGCCTGAATGGCTGATACTGTGGCATATGACCGCTGCTTTGATGTCTTTATCTCGGTGGCAGTCTTGTCCGTGTCCTGCACCTCGGAGAGGGTACCGAAAGCAAGTCCGCACTGCCGTTCTATCTGCCGAAGAAGATTGTTGAGCCCGTTCCTTTGAGCCTCTTCACGTATCTGAGGGCTGAACACATTGAACGCCTGGTCTTGGTTAAAGTCCAGCGTCTTTATCAGCCGCCTGTTGAATTTGGGAGCCGTTTCTGTGCCGTCATTGCCACGCTGCACCGCCGTCACATCGGCATATACCGCCAGCTCCGAGCCTTCAAATTCCCATATGCCTCTTGTGAACTGCATATCCGCTTCCTCGATAGTGGAGATCGCCGCATTGAACACCGAGACCCCCAGCGGGGAACGCCTGTCAATGATGTTCGCCCCGGGCATTTTCATATATACAAACAGCGGCCGCTTTATGCCTGAAAATGTCGCCGACGGAGCAATGTCCGCCCATTCCGTAACCGCCCCGAGAGCTATCTCCCGCCCTATCTGAGCCGAGCTGTCGGACACATACGCCTTGTTCACCACTGTGTAATTCGTACCCGAAAGGGAGTGCTTTTCAAGCCTTGTGAAATACCGTCCCTTGCGGACTATCCTGTCAGCGAAAACGCATTCGGTAATGTTGTCGCCGTCATAGCCCGATACCGCCGCAGCGTCCGCCTGAATGATGTCGGTGTATATCTTTCCGCCCGATACATAGGGCTTCAGAAATACGCCGCCCAGAGCGCAGGCATATTCCACCCACACGGGGGACATCGCCACTGCCTGACTGTACGCTTCGGAAAGATGATCCGCCCTCGGCGAGCCTGTCAGCTCCGAATTAAGCTCCAGCGTGACCAGCCGTGCCATTTCGTGAGCCACAGAGTAGGGGAGATTAAGGCAGCGCACATTGCTGTCAGCCACAGCCCAGGGCGGCGTGCAGCGGTAGCATTCCGCCCACAGCCTTACCGCCTCGGTCATGTCCTTGTCAGCAGGCAGGGTCTGCATTTTTGCAGCCAGCTCATTAGTGTCAAACAATTTGCATATCGCTCCTTTCAGCCAAGATAAAATGCTCATTTTCCGCTTCTCCTCCAAATCTGCGATGTTGCGTACCGCACAGCGTCAATGCTGTGATTGTTCCTGTCGGGATATCCCGATATGATCTCGCCGTCCTTGCTGCGCTCGTATTCGTACTCCAGAAATTCCGCCGCAGTCTCGGGGCAGCGTTCGTTGTCAATGACTATTTCACGTAGGGACTGCAGCCACTTCATGGAATAATCCACCGACCCGGGGCCCTTTTCAGCTCCACGGGCAAGCAGACCAAAGGAGCGGTAATCCGCAACGGACTTCTGCTCCGCACTGTCGCACATGAGCATATCGTTTGCCGTTACGCCACGCTTTTTCAGCTCGGCAGCAGTCTCCGCATTGCCCTTTTTGTTGCAGCGGAACTCGTCATATATCACCAGCGTGTGCTGAGCCGCCAGATATGCGCACCTGACATACGCAAAGGGGTCAGGATACCAGCCCCAGTCAACGCCGTGAAGAATCGTTCCAAAGGTCTTGATGTCCTCGTCAGTGACCTTGCGTGTGACCACATTGTCGAACACGTTCCCGCCCGTGCCGTTGGCAGCGCCCAGATATTCGTTTTCATACGCCGTGGGATTGGTCTCTTTCAGATATTCCGCATCATCGAGGAACGGCTTGCCCAGCCACTTTTTCGGCACCGTCAGATAATTGCTTTCGGTAACGAGCCTGTCCGCCCTCGGCGTCCTGATGTACTTGTTTGCCCAGTTCTGAGCCGATTTCGGGGGATTGAAGGACTTGAACTTGTACGCTCGGTCTCCGCCTCTGATGACCGACTGCTCGATTTTTCTCACAGCCTCGGGACCCGAGAACTGGTCAAGCTCCTCAAACCACAGAATGCCGATGAACCCGAAGGGGACTTTTATGGACTTGATCTTGTTCTCATCGTCCGCCCCCCGAAAGTATATCTTTTGCCCCGTCTTTGTTTTGGTTATCTCCAGCGGCGACTTTGTGGCAGCATATTCATCGTCAAGGCCGAGAGAAGATATCGCCCACAGCATCTGATTATACACCGAATCTTTCAGAGTGTTGCCCACCTGGCGGAGAATGCAGGCGTGCATATCCTCGTTTTTCTCCAGCAGGTCGATGATCTGCAGAGAAATGAAGCTTGATTTTGTCGAGCCTCTTCCGCCCGGGAAAACATATTCGGAGTGTTCGCCCTCGGCAATGTCAAACAGCACCGGGGAAAAGGCAGGAGCCACCATGCTTGCGGGAATGCCGCCGTAAGAAAAGCCCTCCCGATCGTCCGCCGAGGGTAAGTACCTTTCACGGTCAAGCTTAAGGCGGGCGTTGTCGTACCTGATCCTGTGCCGCATCATATCATCGTCACGGATAATGCTCCGCAGCTCCTTCACCGCAGCCACATCGCCAAGCTTTGCCTGTTTGAGCAGCGCCGCATTGACCGCAAGCATATTGTTCACGTCTTGCTCGTTCAGCTCATCGAAGTTCACGCCCATATCAGAAAGGAGCTGGTAGTCCGCCACCTGAGAAGCAGGCAGCGACAACAGCAGCTCCATACATTTTTTCATATCACGCTTTTTCCGCCTTGCCTCACCCGATGCCTTGCCACCTTTTTGAGTGATTTCTCGGAGTTCACTCGGAGTTCGTTCGGAATTTGATATTAGATTTTTTTCATTCACGGGTCACCACCTGCCGAAAAATTGATATAAGAAAAGCGCCCCGAAGGACGCATAAGTTTTTTGTCAGCAAAGGAAGCCCGCCGACAAGCGAAAACTAAGGCTCCCGCCCTCGGCTCGGCTTCATTATGTTCTTTGCTGATTATAATTATATCACAGAGAAAATGTAACATTCAAGCACATATTTTGCAAAGCGTACCCGTGTAAGCGAGTAATATGCTGCCGTGAATAATTCATCACAAATGCAATATCCTCCCACCTCTGCCCGATTATGTATCGCCGTGTAAGCACTTCACGCTGAACAGCGTCGGGAACAGTGCCGATAACCTTTTCTACCTGCTGACGCACCCCCAGCATTTCCATCATCAGCCTGTCCGCTTCTGCTTCGTAGTCAGCAAGACAGCAATAAGATTTTTCAACAGTATTGCCGTTCTTCTCGTGTGTGCTACCGTCGCTGTCGTATTTGACGGCTTTGCCTCCCATAATCAGCTGAGCGTAAGAATTTGCCTTGTCTCTCGCCAGCCTGTACGCTCTTTCCGCTTCTCGGGCTTGGTTAAGGTACGCTTTTGCTTCTTGTGTTGTCATTGCTCTCCTCCTCTGCCCACTTGTCAGCTTCACGGTACAGCTCTTCGATATCCACACCGAACTCGTCCTTTAATTTAAACTTAAACAGCCACTCATCGTCCTCTTTCGGCAATTCATAGCGATTGCGAAAATCAACGTGCAGGTCGTGCGTGAATCGCCAGAACTCTATCAGCTTCTTGCGTGACGGGTGAAAAAATCTCGCAATGCTGAGAAGATACAGCGAATCGACTTCCTCGGAAAATCTGTCATAATATGCCAGCATCTCCGACTTGATTTCTTGCTTCAGGACTTTCTTAGCATGGCTGGTCAGTGCTGGTGTGACTGGTAATCTGGATTTCACGAATTTTCCCCTCCGTCCATTTTAGCCCCGCAGTTGGGGCAATATGGAGATTTTTGCTGCTCATATTCGTGCGACCACCCACCTGTACCGCCTATGTCTTTCAAGAGTGTTTTATTGTCGCAAACTGAACAGCGAAAGCGCCCACCACGATTATACCAACGCCCGTGACGGACAGGTGCAACGTCGGCGGCTGGCAGGTTATCGGCGTATTCCAGCACCGTTTCAATGCCACAGATATAGATGAAATGTTCGTTTCCGTGTTTTCCGTGTTCTTTGTCGTAATGGTTTCGGCGAATAGGAAACTTCATCAGTTCTTCTCGCTCAATGTATTCAGCCATTGTCAGCCCTCCTGTTTTTAAAATACCTAATAATTATTTTTGCAGATTCTTTCGGGTGACGGAAAATGAGATGCACGATTGACTTGCGCATTACCACATTACTGTCGCCTTCATAGGTTTTTCCGCAAATCTTGCACCGTTGCGTGACCATGAAAGATATGCTGCCGTTGAATTTAATCATCTTCCTCACCGTCCTCCAGCATATCGAAAAAATCACCAGATGAATTATCCTCTGTCTCAGATGCCTCAGAGTTATCTTTAATCTGATCCTGGAAAATAAGACGTGTCAGCACGCCGATAAATTCTATGGGGTCAACATTGTCTCCGGACATCTGAGTATAAAATATCTTAAACGCATAAAACAGGTCTGTGAGTATCGGTATTGCATTGCCGTCCTCAGGGATATCAATTTTCCCAGCCACATTGAGTTCACGGTCCTCTTCGTCACGAAAAGCGTCAGAAATCGCTGTTAAAAATATAATTTTGTTTGCCATTCTATCCATTTTATTTTCCCCCTGTTATTTTTTGTTATCAATTTTTTCTGAATCTCCCGCAGCCACGATACACGCAACTGCAACAATGGTTATAATACCGATTATCCAGCCTATAAGCAGACCTGCGAGAAACATCATTCCTCACCGCCTGCAATTCCGAGCAATGCTTCAAGCTTCATTTTCTGATTGCTGAGATTTATTCTACGTTCCATAGCCTTCATTGAATCATCCTCAGCATTGCGGATATCACAAGTGCAAATTTTTATTGCGCCTTTTATGGCTTTGACAACAGTTTCATTGCGTTTAACCGCATCAATAGCAGCCAGCAGCGCTTCTGCGTCCTGGTGGAATATTTCATCATCGCCGTCATCGGTAAAATGACCCTCAGCTTCTTTTTTCAGGTCTTCAAGATGACGTATTATTTGATTTGCGTTCATAATTTTTTACCTCCAAAATATCATCAATATCATCAAGCGAGGCAATAATGACCGACCCGCATTCTTTGTCTTTAAGCTCTGCCTGATAGAAAAATTCTCCGGAAGGCTTTCTGCGAATGATACAGCCCGTCAGAAGATATTTTCCATCAACATAGTGCCTTGGGAGCCTGAGCCGAACATCTTTGCCAAGATTATATTTAACTCTTGAAATATCCATATCAGATATCCTCAATGCGTATCCATATTCCCGGAATATCCGACCAGAATTTTTCAACTATCTCCGAGACCACAAGAGCGTCATCTTTCCAGAAGCCGCATTTTGTCATGCAGTCTTTGAGCATTTTTTGAAGATTGTCTGTATCCGGGCGTGTCGTCTTGTACTCACCGTTTCGGTGGCTGCCGCTTATAGGAAACAGCCACTTGACCACAAGCCTTACCGCATCGCAGAACTGCTGATCAGGGCAGTGCTGAGAGAGAGCAGATATAAGCTTGTCTTTTGCATCTGCCACTTCGGGAGGATCATAAAATTTCGGTTTGCCATGAATCACTGTGACCTTATGCTCCTGAGCCGTGACAGTCGGAGGAAGCATAGGCATAAAAAACTGAATCATCATTTTCTGTTTGCTCCTTTCTTGCGACTTGTGCGCGGTGTCCGTGGTCGGGTGTGTATCGGTGACCGCCCCCTTAGCGGGTCACCGTACCACACACGGACACGGGTGTACACATATACCGTAAGGTATATATGATTTCGTCGTGTCAAAACGAAATCATAATTTTCTGATTTCGTACCGAAACGAAATCAGAGCCGTTTTATGATATCGTGTCAAAACGAAATCATAAATTTTATGTTCCCGTGTTGAAACGAAATCTTAGTTTTCGTTTTTCGTTTCATCTGACTTAAAGACCTTTCTGGTATCCTTATTTACTTTGTAACCTGCTCTTTTTGCCCAGTCTCGGACCGTATTCAGAGGCTTGCCAAGCAATGTAGATATTTCCTGCATAGTAGGGAGGTCATCGTCAATACACAGCGAATTGTAAGCGTTAATGAAGCTGTCAATGTTGTCTGAACTGCTCTTTTTTCGCTTTTCCGCAGCCTTTTCCCAGGGCTTTTTCTCTTCTTCATATTTCAGATCAGAGAGTGCACCGTTTTTATCAGCCTTATGTATGGGGTAATCAAACCAACAGCTTATCGGAGCAAAGCTTGCAAACTCTCTCAGAGTGCCCTCTATACGCCACGCAGTGCGATGTGACAATGTTTCTTTGCCTTTCTCAATATCAGCACACATCAGCTTGTATGAAGCTTCTGAGAGTTCTCTGTGAGCGTGTTCTTTCATTCTTGATGAAGAAAAAACATCGTCCTGAGAAACAGCGCTTTTGAAATCAGGCTTAAAGCGGCATATCCAGTCAAGACATATTTTGCAGATAAGGTCGTTTTCCTCAGATTTCATCAGCCCGTCGGTAAGTACAAGCTGTGTAAGGTCAAGAAGTGCATCAGGGTCTCTTGCAAAAACTCCCGAGCCTGATGCTCTGTCCATGGATCTTTTTCCGCCCTGTGCGCCCTTTGAATGGTGGTGACAGTATATTACCGCACAGCCCACCTCAGAGCATACCTTATCAAATTGGTTGCAGAAATGAGCCATCTGGTCGGCGCTGTTTTCATCGCCCGTGATGATCTTGTATATTGGGTCAATAATTATAGCGATGTAGTCCTTCTTGGAAGCACGGCGGATAAGCTTCGGGGCAAGTTTGTCCATAGGAACGGATTTGCCTCTCAGGTTCCATATGTCAATATTGCCTATGTGTTCCGGGGCAAGCCTCAGAGCTGTGTAAACATCTTTGAAGCGGTGCAGACAGCTTGCAGAGTCAAGTTCGAGATTAACATACATTACTTTTCCCATCGTACACTTAAAGCCCAGCCATTCCGTACCCTCTGCGATAGCTGCGCAGAGCTCAATGAGTGCATATGACTTTCCAGCCTTGGACGGTCCTGCAATAAGCATTTTGTGTCCCTGGCGCAGTACATTTTCTATAAGCGGCGGAGCAAGTTCGGGAAGATCGTCCCACTGTGAGGATAAATTTTCAGGGTCAGGCAGATCATCATTGATACTTTCGATCCAGTCTTTCCATTCGGAAAAATTCTCTTTGCCTATGTTGGTATCAATGATATACTGCTTTTTTCCGCTGCGCATAACTCCAGGAAGCCTTGACAGTCTGGAAGGATTACGGTTTTGTTTGTCTATTTCAAGCCCGTTTTTTCTGCATACCGTGTAAAGGTAATCAACTCTCTTACGGTATTCATCGTAGTTGGGTGCATCTACTTTAACGATAGCGTGTACAGACTTTCCGCCCGAATAGACCAGAACAGCTACAGGAAGCTCCAGCTCACGTATAAAGGCGTTCTGTTCTTCCAGAGCCATACAGTCCGATTCCACAAGTGCATATCTGAAGTCGGTCACATTTTCGTTTTTTACGCCCTTGCCGTCGAGAGGATTGAAGCGTATCCATGCTCCCGCAGCGGGATTATAGTCTCCGAGAACGGCTCCGATGTCGTCACCATGTCTGTTAAGCTCGGCGATAAGTTCGCCTGCGGTCCTTGTGCATGACCCTTTTGTGGGAAGATATTTTGTCTTTCCGTCCTCAGATTTTTCCCAGGTCTCGGTAACATATCCCACATTTTCGGAAGCTTCAAAAAGAGTTTCCAGATATCGGATTATTTCCTGCCCGGGGTGCCAGTCGGACGGTTCAGAAAGCTTGATACCTTCTGTGGTGCCGTGGCCTGCAACAACGCAGTCTTCCTCGGCAACTATTTCATCGTCCCAGTCGAAACAAACGTTGTTCCCTGACGGCTGCCACCCCTGATTTTTAGCATACTGGATAATGGTGCCTGCTGTGACCGGGGCAGCAGAGCCGTTAAAGCTCTGCCACTTTTTCTCGCAGTCACCGCTGTGGTATCTCAGTCTGTCACGGCTGCTCCATCTGTCCCAGTCAGCAGGGGAATAGCCCTCATCTTTAAGCGCCATTCCTACATTTACCCACTCCTGATAATCAAGCAGAGCGGGGTCTATATGGTCAAGGATCTCAATTAAATCTGCCATTATGATCTCTCCTGTTTAAAAGCAAAAGCCGCTGAATGTAAGCTGTCCGCTGTCGGGTGAGTATTCCGCAGGGTTTATGTCCTTAGGTACCCGCCAGTTGTTGGCGGCGATTCTTCCTATAAGCTTGCTTGCCTCTTCAAGTGTCCATGTGCCAACGTGCTTAAAGCCCATACTTTCAAGTCTGCGAATCTGTTTCGGAGTTGTAAGCCCTTCGGATCTGCGCTTGTCAAGTCTGTCAAGTATAAGCTTGGCTTTTCCTGCGCTTTCCACTTCATCGGGAAATATCCCCGCCGCTTCAAGACGGTTTTTTTGCTTCTCCGTAGGCGGCTCACACTCCCACCCGAAAGCAGGCGTATAATTTGCAAGGTCTGCCGCCTGTATGGACATTTCATACTGCAGCGGGTCAACAAGGGTACGTTTGCGTTTTTTCATTTCTGAAAGCTTTTTCGCAAGAGCTTCCTCACGTTCAGCAACAACGTCCTCAGATGCCGCCTGTTCCGCTGCTTCGATATCGACTGCACAGCCCGCTTCTTCCGCAAGCTTTTCAGTCATTTTTTTGGCCACGGCTTCATCTGTGCATATGAGATGTGCAGGGCGGCAAAGCTCGTGGCGTTCGGTGTGCCAGAGAAAATCCAGCAAAAGCAGCTCAGTTTTTCCGGGAGCAAGACGTGTTCCACGCCCTACCATCTGACAATACAAACCTCTTACCTTTGTCGGACGGAGAACGATAACGCAGTCAACATCAGGGCAGTCCCAGCCCTCGGTAAGAAGCATAGAATTGCACAGTACGTTATATTTGTTGTCTGCATAGTCTTGGAGTATCTCGGCACGATCGGGACTGTTGCCGTTGACCTCTGCGGCACGAAAGCCCTTGCTGTTAAGTATGTCACGGAATTTCTGAGAAGTTTTGACAAGCGGCAGAAATACGACTGTTTTTCTGTCGGAACAGTAGTTTATCATTTCATCTGCAATTTGATAAAGGTACGGATCAAGAGCTGTGTCAATATCCGATGCCTTGAAATCTCCCGCCTGTGTTGAAACTCCCGTAAGGTCAAGATTTATAGGTATCGTTACGGCCTTGATAGGAGAGAGATAGCCTTCTTTGATAGCTTTGGGGAGAGTATATTCATAGGCAAGGCTGTTGAATACCTGTCCGAGATTTTTCATATCTCCTCTGTCGGGAGTGGCAGTAACGCCGAGAACATCTGCATATGGAAAGTAGTTCAGAATATTCTGATAGCTGTCAGTAATGCAATGGTGCGCCTCGTCGATTATGATGGTATCAAAATACTTGTGGTCGAAGCCTGAAAGTCGTTTCTCACGCATAAGTGTCTGTACAGAACCGACAACAACTCTGTACCAGCTGCCGATGCAGCTTTCCTCTGCCTTTTCGACGGCGCAGCTAAGTCCCGTTGCCTTTTTTATCTTGTCCGCAGCCTGTTCAAGAAGTTCACCTCTGTGAGCAAGGATAAGCACACGCTTGCCACGAATAACACATTCTTCGGTGATCTTTGCAAACACTATGGTCTTACCGCAGCCCGTCGGCAGAACCAGAAGCGTTTTGCTGTTGCCGCTGTCCCACTCACTGAGAACAGCGGCCATTGCCTCTTGCTGATATGGTCTGAGTTCCATCAGAACTTACCTGCCTGCCAGCCGCCAGCCTGAGGAGCGTTATACTGTGTGGGCTGCTGATATGTACTCTGGGGCTGCACATTGGGCTTTACTGTCTGCACATCTTCATCATAGGCATAAAACTTTTTGATCTTGTTGGACTTCCCTTCCGAGCCATCGTTTTTCTTGTATGTATCAATGAATACGTGGCATTTCCCCTTGCTTCCGGGAAGAGCACCCCAGTTCATACGCAGAGGCTCACCATGCTTTTTCATTCCTACAGCGAGGAAAAGCGCCGAGAGCTTCCATTCCATCTTGCTGCAAAGCAGGAAGTTTTCGGTTATGGTTATGCTGTCATCAGCACCCCATATCGTAAATGTTACGACTGCCTTATTGCACGCAGGCATCTTTTCAGAGCCGTCAAAGCGGGCTCTTTCAAATTTATCTACAGTAAAATCGTAGTCTCCTTCGGGAAGCAGGACGAAATCGGAAGATTCGTTGTTGATCTCATCGTCCCAGCCAAAAACATAGTTGTTATCCATTCAGTTATCCTCCTTAAAATGGCAGTTTCTTGTTTTCTTTTATCATTGCATACACCTGTTCCCATGCCCCCACAAGTACACCGTTTATGAAATCGGGCGGATAATTTGCTATAGGCATACGTTCGGGGAAATACCCCTTGCTTGCGACTGCAAAGCGGATATCCTCTTCGGAAACATTGTTGGTGCGCATCAGATCTTGCAGCGGTTTCGGAATATTATCGGGAATATTTACGGCGCTTACCTCTTCAAAATCGGAAAGGTCAGCCTGAACATTAGAAGTAGGAGGCTGCTGTGTCTGCTGTGTCTGTGTCTGCGGCAGCTGTGCAGAGACCTGAGCTGTATTGACGGCGACGGCAGGCTCCTTAGCAGGTGTGGGAGCAGGAGCAGGAGCGGAGCTTGCAGCAGGCGTGTGTTCGATGACGTGTGCTATCTGGGCATAATCAAGGGGTATCTTGGGCGGAAGGTCAGCTCTGTTTTTAGCGTCCCAGCAGGGGTGATGAGTGGTGTACATAACACGCTGGCCGCCCTGTGCCTTGAACTTCTTGCCGTCCTTGTCTGCGGCAACTGCATATGTTTCGTAGTTGCAGAAGAGGATCATATCAGCCCATTCTTTTACGAGGGGAGCTGTCTGGGAGCTTGTTTTCTTGCCGAGTTTAAGTTCATATCGGTCGTATGAGCCTGCTTCGTCCGGCTGTTCAAATTTCTTGAGCTGAGCATGGCAGTTAAGTACCACGTTACAGATATCTTTGTCAATAAGTTCCTGCAGCGTGTTGAGAAATCGTCCTATTGCCTCTGCAACATAAACATAGCCGTTTCCGTAGCCAAAATCTTCAATGCCTTTTTTGCCGTAGGTGTTCAGTATATCCTCAATGCAAAGCCTTTCCGCCCAGTCCATCGTGTCAATAACAAGAGTTTCGCATACCTGAGGATTTTGCTTTACATACTCAATGTAGTTTGTCAGCATTGTCCACGATGTTGGCTTGTCTTCAAAGCGATTGACGTTGAGATTTCCCGTGCTGCCCTCTGTATCAATAAAAAGAGGCTTGGGGAACTGTGCTGCAAGGGTGGATTTTCCTATCCCCTCGGGACCGTAAATAACTACCTTCTGCCTTTTGCGGACGATGCCGTTCGAAATTTTAACGTTCATATCAACATTCCTTTCATATGATCATATCAATTACATCGGAAGCAAAAACGGTCGTACCGTCTGCTTTTTCGATGAGGGAGTTATCAAGAGCATACTCGACAAGCTCGTTTAAAATATCCTGTGCAGGCTTGCTTGTGGCGCTTTTTATTGCAAGAATTTTTACATAGGAATCATTGGATATTTTCACGTTTGTAAAGCCGCTTACGGGAAAGTCACGTGCCGAGCTTTTAAAAACAAGTTTTTCACTTTTCATCAGAATGTGCCTGCCTTCCACGTTTTATTTTCCTTTGGGGGTTCGGGAAGTGTGCCTTTGACATATCCGTCCTCAATGATTATGCTGCATTCTCCGCCCGTAGATACCCTTGTGGCGATAGCCTGCAATCCTTCTGCTTCAAGCCACTGACCGAACTCGTTCAACGTTTCAATATCCATCTGTTCAAGCTTGTCCATAAGGACAAAACCGCATTCGGGATTAAGCTTGCGGACTATTGCGGCAGCAACTCTGAGCTGTTCCGAACCGCTCATGCAGTCCCATTTTGCACCGTTATATGTAAGTTCTCCGTTCTCCACAGAAAGCCCCGGAAGAGGGAGAGCGGCACTGTCAAGAAGCTTGCAGCGGTCACTACGGATATTATTTATCTGAGCAGTAAGGGTGTCATACTCGTCTTTGAACTGCTTAGCGTCCATTTCCGCTTTTTCCTTGTCAAGGTTGCTTCTTACCTTAATATTTACCGCTTCGATATCACGGATATTGTTTTCAAGTGCTTCTGTGCTCTCATCGTGAAGATCAGCGGCAGAAAGTTCGGCAATTCTCAGATCTTCCATTATTTCAGAGTGTTTGCTTTCAAGTTCCTCAAGCTGAGAGCGGAGAGCATTGATGCGATTTTCTATAACTGCACACTCATTTCTGAGCTGTGCAGCTCTATCACGCTTGCGCTGATTTTCACCATTTCTCGCAAGTATCTCCTGCTGCTGACGTATGAGCTCGGAAGCCGAAACAGGCTCTTTGGGAATGCCCTCATATTCAGGAAGTTCAGCGGCAAATTTGGCTTTCTGCTCGGCAATGCGCCCTATTTCAAGTCGGCGATTGTACAGCGTGTTTTCCTGCTTGTCAAGCTCAAGAAGTTTATCTCCCACACCGATTATCTGCAAAAGTACATTTGCTTTTTCCTTTGAGGACGATTCCATAAACTTTGGGAGATCAAGCGCAAACGTGCTGATAAAGGTATTCAGAAGCTGCTGACCGCTTCTCTTGCCACTTTCATCAATGACTTTGAGGTCACTGTTCTTTCCACTGCGTTCGACAACAATTCCGTTGCTGAGCTTGATCTTCAGGTGAGGCGGTACGGCTGAGCCTTCACGGGTTGCACCCGAGGGACGATACTTTTCGCCTCCCAACGCCCACGCAATGGCATCGAGAACGGAGGTCTTGCCCTGATTGTTTCTGCCGCCAATAACGGTAAGACCATTTTCGGTTGGCTCGAGCTTGACCGCTCTTATGCGTTTTACGTCGTCAAGCTCAAGACTGTTGATTTTTATCATTTTTATTTCTCCTTAAAAAGTGACATTTGTTCGTTGGTTTGGGGGATATCCTGCCATTTAACACCTATGTAGTCGAGGACACGCCCCCAGCCATATTTTTCACCATCGCTGTCAGTGCAGCATTCATACATCCAGTAGTGCCATTCCTTGGGATTATCTTCACGAAGCCTGTCAAACCTGTGGGGTCTCTGTTCCATATGTATTCCAAACCCGCACATCGAACAGCCTGTCCTTTGCGCCCTCGTGGTGTACAGTGTGCCGTCATCTTTGCGCTTTATTTCGCCGTATGCCCTCGGAACGGGAACGTTCAAGTCAAGAGCCAGCTGTAAAAGGTCTTGACGGGAAAATATTGCAAATGGGCAGGAACGAACAGTATTCTTGCCGTAATAATTACAGCCGTTTTTCATCAGTCCCAGTTCTCTTTGACCGCCCTCGGAAGCCATAAGTCCCAGATACGGGTAGCTGTTATGCTCCTTTGCCCAATCATCGGCAGGCTTTTCTTTCATATAATAGCAGCACCTTGATGACACCTTAAATTCGGGCGGTTCGGAAAACATTAGATCAGGACGGTGCTCTCGGTAATTGTACCCGAAAAGCTTTATCCATTTTTCAGGCAATTTTATTTTATTGCTGTGCTGAAAATGTCCCTGCTCGCCCATATCTCCCGTCATTATGGCGTGGATAAACGTCTGCTTTTCGCTGTCGGGAGTGAGGAGATAGTTTATCTTGTTAGCTTTTGCCTTTGAAATAACCGGAAATCCTAAGTCCTGAAGGACTTTCGATTTGGACATATATGGCTTTATCGGAATTACGCCTAATTGTTTATGTATTTCCTGATTGCCACTATCTTCAAGGATAGATACAGATATTGCAGGAACATCAATGCCGATAGATCTGAGAAAACACAACAGCGTTATGCTGTCCAAGCCCCCGACAGATACATGGCAGTTGGCATTGTAATCTCCGACTGGTGAAGTAATAGTGTTATAGAAATCCTTTGCCATTTTAGCGGCATGGGAAATCTTGCTTTCGTAAGGTAGTTGCTGATATTGTTGGAATGTCTTGATATCCATTTGAACAATCCTCCTTACCCCCACTGTTCCGCCATGGCTTTAGCAATGCCCGGAAAGGTTTTGCTTCTGGCTTTCGCTGTGCGCGGGTCATTCCAGCTTAAAATTTTCCCTTGTTCGTCAACTGCATGGTTTGCTGATGCACCAACGCTGTACCCGCCATCCAATATTTTCCCCGGGTCTACAACGGAAGTAGGTTCTAGCAAATTCAGCCCCTTTAACCATAGACAAGTGCCTTTGCGGGCGTGGTCGCCAAAATAATAAGGCTGTATGATTTGGTCTGGTTTTCTATACTTAGTTGAAATGACACCAACCGGATTTTCAACGGCAATATGTTCGCATTTTGCATTGATAAATTTCATAAAAAATTTAATAGCGTTCTCTCTATCTTTCATTCGCTTAACAGCCTTATTTCCGTACTTCTTGATGTCGAACCACCTGTTTCCAGCAACAGTGAGATATGTGCAGGGCGGATGCGCTATCAGCAAATCCCATGTACCCTCTATACGGTGTGCCGTGCCGTCCATCGTAACAAAATCAACATTGCCGTTGATGATCGGCAGCACATCACCCTTGATATGCCATTCAGGGTGTCCGCCTGAGCAGTCCTGTATGTCTGCGGAATACGCCTCATGTCCTTTGGCTCGGAACGCCTTGCATACCGCTTGGCTCTCCTCGCAGGCTATTAAAACTTTCACTTGACATTCTCCTTAAAATCTGCTACAATGCAGATGGAATATTTTATTATCTTGCCGTGTACGGTTGCCGCCGTCACGGCTTTTTCTTTATTCGTCATCGCTCTCGTTCGCAAGACGAATGTTTTCGATGTACTGGCATAGTGTGAAAATCGCCAATATAATGACAATGCCAACAGCTGAGACATGATAAGCTGTCTCAAATATTACTGCTATCACTTGCTTTCCTCCTTCCTTTTTTGGCATAGTATCCATCGTCTGCCGTGTCGATGCTTGGGGGTTTGGAGACCTTAGAAGCATCACACTTCTTCTTTCTCGCCATATCAGCACTCCTTGCAAACATCTGTGATAACCGCCTCGACTAGATCGTCAAGGCTGTTTTCGGCGAAAATCCTGTCCTTCGCCTTAGCCTCAGCTGCTTCTCTCGACCCAGCCAATACACTGTACACATCGTTAAATGCGCCACTTCTAAACCTGAGGTGGACATATACGTTGTATGTGCTCATTACTTTACACCTGCCTTTTCCTTAGCCGCTTCGAGCAGCTTCTTGTCGATGATGCGCTTGAGGCATTTTGCCATAAGCTCAGGGCTTGGCTCGTTCACGAGTATGATCCTGCGTCCGCTTTCGGACATCATTTCTCTGGTGATGGGCTTTGTGGTTTCATTCATATTTATTTCTCCTTCTTATAATATTTAGACGTGTTAATATTTTATAAATTGTGCAGGTTGACAAACAACTCCCAAAGTTTTTCGTAAATACCATATATAGTTATTTTATTGACAATAATTGCTATATGTAGTATAATTAAGCTATAAACTAATATGAAGGGAGGAATGTTCATGTCAAACACTAAGCAGACAAGTGCGTCTGTCGCTTCAAAAGCATCGACTATTCTCAGAGATGGTCGATACAGCAAGACTTCTAAGTCAGTTGCCGGAAGCGCTCTTTCTCAGACCAAGACATCTTCTAAGAGCAGCAAGAAGTAAGCTTGGCAAAATTTAGTTTTCTTTGGCGGAGTGCGAATGTACTTCGCCGCTTTTTTTGAACAGTACCTGTACCGGAACATCTGAAAAGTATTTTTCATGTATTGCAAGAGCTTCATCAAGTGTGAAGCCTGAACGCCCCGTCAGTTTTTTGCTCAGGTAGTCAGCGCTTATCCCTGCTGCTTTCGCTATGTCTTTCTTCTTTATTTGCCTGCAGGCAATTTCTACTTCCAGTGCCGGATAAGCGGGTTTAACGGTTCTGTATGGCAACTTCTCCTCATCTCCTTCCTGTCCTGATTTCGGGACAGATAATGTGATAAAATATAATCACGGAAGATTATTTTTCATCAACTCTGTAAATTCGATTGCTGTACACCAGCGAAACTCCAAGTGCATCAGCAATTTTTTCGGCAATTCTTCGGCTATCATCTCTTCCGCACATGAAGCACTTTATTGTACTTTCTTTCAGTTCGGTTAAAGACGATAATTCAGCGTAGGTTATGCCTCTTTTTTTTAGTTCACTCTTGACATAGTGTCTAAAATCACTAAACAATATTACACCACCTTTCACAAAAAGAGCCTCATGCTATTGACAAAAGTTGATAAATGATATACTATGTAAGTGTAATAGCAAAACATAGAT